ACGATATTGTTAGTGGTTCACTTTCAAACGGTATTCACAATAGTGGAACTGGAAGTATATCAACGAATGCTAATGGTGTTGGTTGCCAACCATCACGTGAACAATGTGCTCAATCTGAACCACAAGTTGATCCAACCAATCCATGTGGTTGTACAGAATTTATTATAGAAACTTGTGATGATGTATATGATTCATTTACATATACAGACTTCATGGGAAAACAAATTGAGGCAAAAGAATACAGAATTGCAAAAACATTTCCGGCAAATCCACAGTACAATTGGTTAAGAACTACTGAAAGAATTGCAGGAACTTCGTTTTCTTCAAGACCAGAATGTAATCCATCCCCTATTAGAATGCATCATCCTTTCTTATTTGGTGCAGATGTATTAACTGGTATGAAGAAAAATGTTGTATTCGGATTATTCAACGGTCTTCAATCTCCAACTTGTTATCTAACAAGTTCGGTACAACCGTCTGCATCAAAAGAATACTATTATGATATAACAGATTGTGATAGTTGTACAACAAAACCTTACTATGCCATTGCTTATGGACACTATGAAGGTTCTGGCTCTACAAGTATTGGATATGATTTTAGTGATAGTGCAACAAAGGCAATATATTCACAATATAGATTATTGGCACTTGAACATCCAGAAACACGATTTAAGTTTTATGATTTAGGAACAGAAACCACACCAAAAGGGATTTATGTAATAAACTTTTATAGAGATGGTTTAAGTCATAGAATTGATCCTGGTAACTTCCAAATAAATCTTGCAGGTTTAAGTGGCAGTGCTTTTGCTAACAACGTTCATACCGGAAGTAATGTACAAATATCTGGATCAAACCCAACAATCTTATCATTGATAGATAATTCTGGCGATATTGATGACAGTAAGTTCTGTTTAGAGGATCCATATTCATACTACGATATTGTTAGTGGTTCACTTTCAAACGGTATTCACAATAGTGGAACTGGAAGTATATCAACGAATGCTAATATAACAACTTATGGTAGAGTATATCCAAATATAGGCGTTGTAGTATTGAACGGTGATAAGTTTGATACTGATTTAGGATTTAATAGTGTAACCGGTAGTAACATTGCAGGTGATAATGCTTGGAAATTACATACTTCTATAAGTGGTGCAGCTGCTTTAGGACAACCAATTAAGGCAAGAAATGTTAGAACGAAAACAACAAATCATTATTTTGTTCGTGTTCCAACAACAGAGGCAAATTACAGTACAAACCCAACCTATGTAATAAATGAAGGTGAAAAACGTGGACAATTGAAATATGAGTGTTTTGTAAATGATCCTGTTACATACATTACATCAGTTGGTTTGTATAATGATAAACAAGAATTGCTTGCTATTGCAAAATTAAGTAGACCAATACAAAAAACTCCAGACAATGATGTTTTAATAAAAATAAGGTTAAACTGGTAATATGGCTTTAACACCCGAAGAAATAGATGCACTTAAAAATGATTTGTCTAGTTTTATGTTGTTAGGACATTTATCAAATTTTATTGTTTTTCCAGTTCCTAACGTGGATTTTTTTAATACAGAGAACTTACCATCAGGTGACTTTGATGAAAATTATAGAAATTTTCTAACCACAAGTGATGGGGAAGAATTAAAAAAAGACATAAGAAACGTGATAAATAACAATGTAGTAGATTATGTTAGAGTTTTATTAAACACCGGTTTATTTTATGCCAGTGATCTTGAAGAAGCCGAATCATTATTATCTACTATAAATGAAAGTATTGATAATTTAACCGAAACTGAAAATCGTATAACTTCCGAATACATATCAAGACTTGAACAAGGACAAAATAATGTAAATTACGGTCCAGAGGTTGATGTTTACGATGATGGAATTTTTGTTGATATTATTGATTCTTTTAGAAGGTAATTATGGTTACTTCATTAAAACTAAATAGATATTTGCTAGAGATATTACGGCAATATGTTACTTTTTTGGTAGATGAAGAATTTCCACCGATTGATAAGATAATTGTACAAAACAATACAACACAAAATTCAGTAAAACCAGAATTTGTTTTTATCAATGACGGGTGGGTTTTAGAAACACCATCATTATGTTTCAAAAGACTAAACAATGCAACTGATTATACTCCTGCTATAAAAAAACAAACAACACGTGGTTTATTTGGTTGTGCAACAAATGAAAAACTTGAAACATTTTTTACTGGTTCTGTTTTAACAAATCAGAATAAGTATTATATGTCAATATATGACAAAAATATAAATGATATAAACTCTCATCACGAGTTTGATATAACTTATGCACATATATCTGGTTCTGGATCATCATATACACAAACTGATGGTACATATACCACTCAATTTCTTCCTGCAAAAACAATGTATAGAAAATATATGTTGGAATGTTTTGATAAAACAGATGGTAAATTTGAATTTAAGAATGGCATAAATGGTGATTATTTCTATGCAATTCATTTTGATAGAGATTCATTCAAAGACAGATTGGATCCAGGAAACTTTCAGATAACACTTTCTCCAATCGTTTCAAATCCAAATCAATTATACAATACTGGTAGTAACTTTTATTTCAATACCGCTTCTAATACTATATTTACATTGATAGATGATAGTTCTGATGCAAAAGAACAAGTTACATACATGGAAGATGTAAAGGATTATTATTATCTTGTCTCTGGATCTTTATTAGATGGTGTATATGATGAAAATAGTTCTAATGCTTGGGGTGTAGTTTTTCCGAAGAAGGGTCTACTTATACTAGATGGAGTTGTTTTGGATCAATCGTGTTCATTTAATACTGTTACCGCTTCAATCGAAGGTGATAATATAAAAAAACTATTTTATTCTATAAGTGGTTCAACTGCACCAACTGATGCTAGAACAAATTATGGTTCTTGGTTTGCAAGATCATCTGAATACAATTTAGTTGAAACTTACTTTTGTAGAGTTAGACCGAATGAAATGGCATATTCAAACAATCCAACATATTCGAGTGGTAGTAATAATGAATTAAGATATAAGTCACCAGTTGATGATAGTTTTGCATACATAACAACAATTGGTTTGTATAATAATAAAAGAGAATTGATTGCAGTGGGTAAAGTTGAAAAGCCAATTCTTAAAAAGAAAAACGATGAGTGTATTTTTCAAGTTAGAGTGAGAACAAACTAATGTCATTTCAATTCGGAAATACAATAAGTGTTGCTTGGAAGAAGTTAAAAGCTGGTGATTACACAGTTAGATCATTTGAGGCAAATAAACTTTGGAAAATAAATACAGACCAAAACGACCAATACTATTATGATAAAATTGGTATGAAAGTTTATCGTGCATTGTATGCGGAAAACCACAAGTATTTTGGTAAAGTTGCAAATTTAAGTTCTTCTTTATATGAAAGAGTTTTTACATCCCAAAGTTTGGATCCAAAATTATTATGGTATCATCTTGACCACACATACTATACTGAATATGAAAATGGTAAAGTTCCTGTTTATATCACAGAAGATGCAACGCTAACATATCTTTGGCAATCAAGTTCAATGGTAGTATTACCTATGAATATATTTGGTGAAGGTATAAAAAAGAAAAGTTTTACAATGACCAATTACAGTACAACTTCATCAAAACAATTCACGGTAACAGATGATGGTTTGGGTAATTTGATAGACACTTCTTTTGATACTGGAAGTTTTATACCAATAGAAAACAATTCACTTTATATTGGATTTAATGAAAAGTATAGGGAGTTTAATTACAAAAATGAAAAATTAGATTATGTGCTAGATACATCACCAAGAAGACATAATGTAAGAATACTAAATACAAAGAAAATATCCTATCAAGATGGAATACCAACAAGCGATACACTCGAACCAACTGGTGTTTCTGCAAATATAGATGGTGCGTATTTTCAAGTAAATGATGCACACGAATTTAATTTTACAAGAATAAATAATTTTGCATTTAGTTTTTGGATAAAAGTTCCCCCAACACAATCAATGTTATCATCGGATTACAATTCCATATTTAACAAAAACACAATAGAAAGAATTGATAGAAATGGAGTGACATCGGTTATTGCAAGTCCTACTGAACAATATCCATTTGATATTTCTTTGTTAAATGTATCTTCATCATCGCCAAATTCAATAAGATTTAGACAAAGTTCAGAGTTAGAAACTGCATTTGTTACATCAAGTGCACTAACACCGGATAATTGGCATCATGTTGTTTGTCAAAAGACAGGAAGTAATTATCAAATATGGTTGAATGGATCATTAAATGCATCTACGAATGCTATAATTTCAAATAAAATTCTAAACAATCACAATTTTTATATCGGTGATAACGGAACTGGAACAAAATGTCTTTCTGGATCATTAGATGAAATCAGAATATACAGAACTGGATTAACATCAAATCAAATAAATGGATTATATGACAATGGTTATGAAACAGGATCTGCATATCAAACTAATAGAGTTGGAAATGTTTTTTACAAAAGAGGTATTGTAGTAGTTTCTGATCCAAGACCAAAATATGCAAATGCATTTTTAGGAGAAACGGGAAATTTTGACTACAACACATTAGATGATGGATTTAGTGGACAATTTAGAAGTACAACAACAATGTACGAACATGAAATTGTTTGTAAAATTAAAAAGAATGAATTTAACTATACACAAAATCCATCTATATTGCGGGATGTTCAATCCGGACCTTCATTGTTAGATACTTATGTATCAAATCCATATTTCAATCCGTACATAACAACCATTGGTTTATACAACAAGGATAAAGAATTGGTTGCAGTTGCTAAATTGGCAAATCCATTAGAAAAAAGAGACGATGTAGATATGAATATCATTGTAAGGTTTGATATGTAATGCGTAGAAATCAGGTTGCAATAAAGCATGGTTTTCGTAGTGGGTTGGAAGATAATGTAAATGATTTGTTGAAAGAAAGTAAAAAATCATTTAGTTATGAAACCGAAAAAATATCCTACATACAACCAGAAACTAAACACAACTATACACCAGATTTTGTTCTAACCAAAATATCTGGTCAAAAGATGTATGTTGAAACAAAGGGTAGATGGGTAAAGACAGACCGATTAAAATTTGACCTTATATTTGAACAATATCCTGGAATAGACATTCGTTTCGTATTCCAAAATCCTAATGCAAAGTTATACAAGGGAAGTAAAACAACTTATGCCCAATACTGTGATAAGAAAGGTTGGCTATGGGCAAAAAAAGAAATACCGGAAGATTGGTTAAAAGAGTGCTTGTAATTGTCACAAATTTTTACTATATTTGTGACAAGTATTATTTTACATAAAGTGTGTTTATGATTAACT